TAGCTGAGCCATGTAATTATTTAGAGCGAATATGTAATCTTGGTACTCATCAGGCTCGAGAGGAGACTCAGATGCTTGAACCAGAATTCGCTGGAGTGATGCTTTTGCGACCTGCGCGACAGTAGCCATTACTCGTACGTTGCTCCTTTTTTACGCTTCTTAGCAGTCTTAGCTGCATCTTTAAACGCTTTATCCGTTGGTGCGCCTGTTTCGCCCACGCTACGCATTCTACCGCCTGACTTCTTTTTTGCAGCCCTGCGCTTGTGAATGTTTTCGTATAGTCCAGCCATTATTCGTACCTTGCAGATTTAGCGCCCTTACACTTCCAGCGCTTGCGACTTAGGTTATTTGGCGTATTAGGATCGTTCTGCTTCTCTTTAGGCAATCTTTTCTTGATCCCTAATGATCTAGCACAGTATGAGTCGCCCTTCTTTGTGCCAGCGCGTACTCGCGGACCGCCACCCTTAGCCTCACCGGCCTGCCCGTAGGAGACCTTCTTGCCGGATGCGGTGACCTTTGCTTTAGCCTTGCCTTTGCTTGGTTTTGCCATAAAGAATCAGGGGGCCGAAGCCCCCATCCTCAGTCAGTCGCTAGACCCCAAAGCCCTTTCCGGAAAATAAGGGGTTAAATGTGGCGTACGCCGGCAAGAGATCGAAACGAATCTTTTGCGTGTTAGCGTCACCGTCTGCGTACTTAGATACTCGGATTGACATACCGTCGCTAGTAGTAGCGATAGTGTCAGTAGAGTAGAGCTTAGGCAGCTTAACAGTACCCATGCCGAACGCCTGCTTCGTGTAGAAGAGGTTAGGCTGGTACAGAGTTGAAGCAGCACCCAGAATCGTGACAACCGCAGCGTTTGCAGGAGCAGCGTCTACGTTGTTGTACTGACCGTTGGCCTCGTAGATAGCAGCACCAGAGACAGTAACTGTAGCAGCGTTGCCTGAAATGGTTACGTCTGCAAGTACAGTGCCAGTCCAAGGAACAACAGCGCCAGTTGCGTCAAGCATAGGCTGACGAGTAGCTACGTTCAGACGGTTAACGCCTGCGATAGTTACCATGTCACCAGCTTTGATAGTACCAGTACCCAGACCGTTCAAAGAAAGAACCTGAGTCATAGTGTCTTTAGCTGTGACGTAAGTTGCGTCAGGAGCAGAAGCCAAAGCGCCAGCACGGTCAGTAGTAGAACCTGAAGTGTAGCTAGGCAGTGCGTTAGAAGTAAGCGCCATCATGCCACCGAAAGACTGGCTGATCTGTGCTTTTTCCCATGCTGTACGAACAAGGCCGTCAGCCGCATTCAAACCGTTCTGAGCTGAAGACAGCGCAGTAGTAGTGAATGGGTTCATGATGTAATACTTCTCGTCGCTCATAGGAACGCCGATAGAGTCCATCAATGCACCAGCACCTGCAACGTCGCCCCAAGCATCAACGGCAGTGCCGTGAGTACCATACTTGAGTGAAGCGTTCTTGTTCATGTATGAACCAAGATCAAGCTCAAGGTCAGTCACAATGCGACGCGCCATAGGCTCAAGGATCTGGTCAAGCTGGTCGAGTTCCAATGCTTCTTCCACGTTGCCCCACTCAGTAGCGGCAGTGAAGTAGTCCTGAACTGTACCAGTCGCCTTACCTGCAATGATGTCGCTCTTAGTGCTTGCGCTAATGTCACCGCCAGAAGTACGGATGCTGTTATAGTCGTGTGGACGCTTGAAGTCTACGTTTGAACCCGATGCAGGGTTGAACTTACCTGACAACAGTTGAGTGTTGACAGTCTTCGTTAGCACTCGTGATGCTTCAAAGGCATCAAGAAAGACACGAGCGACTTTCCGAGTGACGTTACTATTGAGATTGTTAGCCATGCTAAAGTTTCCTATTCAAATGTTGCGCCTTGTGGCCCTCTAGGTTTGGGGGCTTTGCCAGCGCCATGTGGCTGCTCCAATGGATCAGGAGCGTTATTTACCTTGGGTTTAAGAGCAGCAGCTTTCTGCTTGACCGTTGTTGCTACATAAACAGCCGCCTTTGTGGGCGACATCTCACGCAGCTTCTCTAACTCCAAAAGGTTCTTGGAAAGGTAAGTAGTAATCAATGGCCCTTGATCCTCTTCCAGAATGTACTGGACTAGATCATCATGGATGCCAAACTGCGCTACTGTGTTACCTGCTACCTGTAAATCTTCTGACTTAATCCCTAAACTTGTAGCTTTCTGGGAGTAAGACTGAACCCTCTCGGTCATTACTTCTTGCTGCTTTTGTTCCTGCTGTTGCTGCATCATTTGTTTTTGCTGCGCCAGCATTTGCTGTTGCTGATCGAACGCAACGGCTTGTTTGAGTGCCTCATCCCTTAAATACAATTGCCGTCTGTATTCCTCATCGGATACTGCAAACGGATCAGGTGCGTCTGGGACGTTAGGTCGCCTCTGTTCAGGTACTTTAGCCTCTAACTCTTCAAGCCGTTTCTTCAGGGCTTCTGCTTCCCGCTCCTTCTCTCGGAGCTTGAAAACCTTCTTCCCTACAGCCTCATCAAGTATTCGCTGCTGGTCTTCGCTGAACGTGATATGTTTCTCTGGGTTCTCACCCGCCTCCGGTGCTGATTCGGTATCCTGTTCCTCAACAGAATCTTCAGTTTCTTCTACCTCCGTCTCTGTGGTTACGTCTTCCTCAGATTCGTACTCGTAGTTATCCTCTGGTTGCAGCTTGCTCATAATATGCCCTTTATAGGTAAATGCCCTGAATAGGTCAGGTGGCCTGTGGCGATTATAGCATAATGTGGTAATAATCAATACTTAGTAGTAAATTAGGCTAACTAATAGCAAGATACGCCACGGAGGATGTATGAGCGACTTGTATGATGTATTTGAAACAGATGACCCAGAGCAGATGCACGACATTCTGTTTGATGTGATAGGGCAGCTAATAGAGGCTGACAGGGCCGGTGATGGCCCTATCATTGAGGAGTTGTGGGATAAGCTAGATGATATGGTTACAGAGTTGGTTGGGTCTGTTTAAGCTCTTCTTCTGGAGAGTACCGTCTTATGGCGTTCCATAGTTGGTCAGGATTTTCCACTCTTGAAGTGTATAACTGACGTAAAGCAGAAGGAGCAGTCATCTGCATTCTGTCAGTAGCCTCTCTAGCCAAAGTCTCGTCATTGATAGCTTTGTATTGCTCAAACTCAGGTAATTGTCTTAATTGGTAATACTTAGCTTGTATATCCTTAAAGGATTGATTTCCAGCTCGGCTCTTGTCAGCTATGCCCTGAGCATCCTTTAACTCTTGCTCAAATCCATCTTCAGGAAGGCTTAACAAATACTGCATACGCCTCTTTTTTTGTGAGTTATCTACTGAACTCATTGAGTTATCTAACAAGAATTGAGCTGCGTTGCGCGTCCATTCTTCGAAATTATCGTTGGTTGGGTCGCCAAATGTATTATGTACTATCCCTGACATATTGCGATATTCATAAGTGTTTCTTAAATCCCTAAAATCAGGATTATCAGAAGAAGCAATCTGTTGAAGATTTCTTAAATTTCTAGTCTTACCTATTAAATTAATGTCTTCACGAATGTTATTGTGTTCTATCCAATCATCCATATATGGCGCTGAGTCTCTTTGTTCTGATTGCTCCATTAGATTGCTGGCTGACTTCGGGCTTCCTCCTCCGCTTCTCCCTTCTACCCCAGAAACAGTGTGCTGTAATTCATGAATCATACTACCTAAAGGACGATTCCTTTTAGTAGAATCGGGGATACTGACGTTAAGACCTACCTCTCCAGTTCTGGGTAAAACATAACCACCAACAGAAGAACTAGGGTCTGCATAAACATTGAAAGGTCTATTTGCTAACGCTGGGTACGCCTCGAACAATTCAGGATGAGAAAAATAATCACTTACGATTCCTGTAAGACCTTGCTCCGCTGTCGCTGGATAAGTTCCTGCTGACCGCAAGTCATTGAGTATTTTGCCTCTGTTCAGAACAGCATTAGCATCAGGTATCTCGTACATCCAATTGCCATCTAAGTTTTGTTCCCACCCTGTCTGCGCTTTGATTTCAATAGGGCTAACGCCACGGTCTGAAAGCTCTTGAGCAGCCTCCATAGCTTTTATATCAGCAGTCCTAGAGTTAGGGCCAGCAAAGATATCTGAGCGTACAGCCCCTTGTGGAGCTATCATGCTTCCAGCTATAGACCCCACTAGCCCGCCAGTGTCGCCACCGTACTGCTGCCCAATCTGACCGCCTAACTCACCTCCTGTGTAACTAAGAGACTCTCTGCC